CTGGATGGGGAGTTCAGTGTACCAAGGCGGGAGGTCCAAGTAAGTTTGGTGGTTCTAAAAAGAAAAAGTAATGGCAAAGACTGAGGGGAACTTAAATAGATGGTTTAAAGAGAAGTGGGTTGACATAAAGACTGGAAAGCCTTGTGGTAGGTCTGGTGGTGAGAAAAGGAAGGGATACCCTGCTTGTAGACCAAGTAAAAGAATATCTAAAGATACACCGACTACGGCTAGTGAACTAACGAAGTCTGAGAAGGAAAGCTTTAAAAGAAAGAAAACTTCCTCAAAGAACGTGGGGAAGATAAAGAAAGGGAGCAAAAAAAAATAGGCGTACCATACCTAAAGCTTCTAACTAGAAACGCCAGTGAAATTAATCACTGGCGTTTTGTCGTATAGCATACTTACTAGTATTTAAAGTCGTCCACCCATATGGGGGTTTTCTCTCCGATGTATGCGGAAAATGTATTAAACTCAAGGTACTCAACAGCCTCCTCTTCATCCATACCATCCTCAACTAAGGTGTCTATACACTTTGTTTTACTGTACACAACCTTCCATAAGTTTGGCTCAAATCCTATGATAGCGTCATCAAGTCCATCAGCAAACATAACGTCATCTGAACTTCCGTAAGCTTCTATAATATATTCTCTAAATTCCATAACTATAATTATTTAACTTCACAAGAGCCTCCTGCACAAGCAAGTTCTCCAGACAGATTAGTATTATCGTCAACCTCTAAGATGTTAGATAGGTCTACATCCTTCAATGTCATCATCATCTCGTTATACTTAGCCTCGTCTATATCCTCAAAAGGAGCTTGGGTGTAACTCCCCCCATCGTACGGCAATACAGATAATCCATTATAATAATCTCTATTCTCCCACATCCATTCTCCTGCCTTATCCCACTCGTCTTCCTTCAAAGATACCGTAGCGGAAACATTGTGCGTGTTAGAACCTCTTCTGTGTCCAGGGTTAACCCACTCCATAGCAACCTTCTTAATTCTCTCAAGTAAATCAAACGGAGACTCAGTTCTTAGTATCGCACCCTTTGGAGCTTTTTGTGGTATCTCAATAACAGCAGTGTCGTGAGGCCTGAAGTACTCGTCCTTAACAAGCTCAGGGTGGTTGTTGATTAGGTAGTTGTACATAGACTCATTCTTTCCAACACGAATCCTTCTGATGTAGTAGTCGTTATGCCAAGCGTGTATACCTGAAGATGTTCCAAGTGCTAACGATGTTGTTCCAGCAGGCTTAACAGTCGTACACCTAGCGGCAGCGTTAATACCAATAGCCTTAGCAACCCTTGAATTTTCTTTCTTTACAACTTCAGCAGCCTTAGTCATATCTAACTTAGACACAGCACCTGACCCTATACCTGTCATAGATACACCAATCAATGCATCCTTCTCAGTAGTCTCTCTCCAAATACTTCTTAAGTAATGGAAGTCAGTGTACCCTGCTTGTAGAGTACCAATAAATGCAGCAGCCTTAACTCTATTCTCGTAGTCTTCTTGAGACTCTAAGTCGCTTGCGTTAACCTCACATAGATTACAGAACTGAAATGGTCTTAGAGCAATCTCACAACAAGGGTTAGTTCCCCAATCCTTGTCGTTGTTAAGGTATATGCCAGGCTCTCCTGCTCCAGACAACTCAACCCTCTTCCACAAGTCCATAAAGAATCCCTTACTAATCTTATGTCTCATAAGTACAGCAGAGTTATTAGCCCTACCTCTCTGTGGGTTTTTTTCCCACCAAGACCCAGACTTACAAGAAATCATATCGTCATCATCAGCAGAGAACAAACTGATAAGTGCAGCTCTTCTAATACCACCAGCCAATACAGCATCCGCAATGTAACAGATAATATCGTGAGCCTCAAGTGTAGTAAGCTTGTCGCCATCATCTTTGGAGTCAAGCAATCCCTTTATCTTTACAATACACTCCTTAAGTGGCTGAGGGCCAGGAGCCTTGCCGCCAGATGTAACGAGTTGCGAACCCTTTGGTCTAATGTCTGAGTAATCAAAGTCAATCTTAGAACTTCTTTTCTCTCCCATATAAGACTTCATAAGAACCTTGATAGCGTCAGCCCAACCTTCAATAGAGTCACCAATTAAAAATCTCTTAACCCTCTTTTTGTAAGGCTGATTAACAGCAGGTAGACTGTCTATGTGATGTCTTTGAACAGAGTACCCAACACCAGTTCCACCTAGAAGTAGAAACATAGTTTCGTTAAAAGAATCAATAGAGTCAATAGGTAGATAAGCACAATTGTAAACACGATTGGGTGAGATAGAAATAGATTTTCCACCAAATTGTAAAGACCGCATTGACGGTAAAACCTTTTTGTCGTAAACAAATTTATAAACATCTTCAATTTCATCATTTAGTTGTGGGTATTTTTTAATATGCATTAATTTGTTACGAGTTACAAGCTCGTCCCAACTCTCTCTTCTGTTTAGTTCTGGTATGTACTTGGCGTACTTCATATACACCGTTATCTCACTTAAAATTTTATTTGATATCTCCATCTTGTTTTTATTGTTTTAATTTATGTTTTGCTTTGTTATATCCTATTAGTAGAATAAATGTGATGTATAATAACACCATCTACAACCTATTTAGTATTTCTTTTAATTGCTCTGCTACTATCTCGTTTTTATTACTTTTAATATCTTTCATAATAATATAGAATGTAATAAACAACCCAATCGTTGCTATCACTGAAACAAAAGAAAGAGCTATCAGTATCTTAATTGCTAGTATCATCCTCAACCCCCTCTTCCTTCTTTAAGTTTTCTTTTAACTTGTCAAGTGCCTCTTCATAGTCTGGCATTAACTTAATTGTTTCCAACGTACCTATTGATAGGTCTTTCATCTGAGCCATATCACTCATTATGCCCTGCATAACATTCGTTAGTGCTTTAATCTTTTTTTCTACTAGGTCTACCCTACTTGCTTTTTGTCCGTTCATATTAATCTTATTTATAAATTGATAATTCAAATTCCACGAATGGGAAATATAAAACGTGCATATCGTAGTCTCCTTGGTCGTAGGTTCTAAAACCTAAAAGTATTCCAGGATACAAACCTATTCCAAATGACCAAACTCTTTTTTCTTCTTTCATTACTCTTTTATTATGTTATACTCTATTTGTTTTTTAATTAAATCTTTGAATAAAACCTTCCCGTGGGTTTCAAAGCTCCACTTAACCCACTTAGAAAGTTGCCTATTGGCATACCCTCTCCTAGAGAAGTTCTTATCAAGCCTCGTGTTAATTCTTTTTTCTTGGTTTATCATTATTTCTTTTTTCTAAAATCAACTCAATTGTTTTATCACACTCCTTTTGGTTCTGAGGCTTGTATAGAGATATACTTGGCTCAGTGATTGCCATAAGTGCTTTGAATAACTTATATCTAAGAGGGAACGACTCGTTAGCCCTACCCTTTGTTTCTATTATAAAGTCCTCCCCCTCAAAGTCTGGAGTGTACTTTATGCCAAGTATCTTTTTATTCCCTCTATCTTTGTACTCACCCTTGCCATTAGCTTGCCTTTCGTAAGCTACTTGGTTAAATTGAAACGATGGGAGCAGTTCAAAGCTTCTAAGTTCGTAACTAAACTTAATCTTAGCTTTCTTGAGTGCTATGTACATATATTTTTCAAGTCCCGATGCAAACTTTACTCCATTATACTCAACTTTATTTGCTCTTACAGGGCCTTTCTTTCTCTTAAATCTTTTCTTCATTTGTAGTTATGAGGGTTTAATATAATTACACAAACTTTTAAATATTACAAGAATATTTACTTGTATCTTGATGTTTTATATTCCTCTAACTTCATAGGAACTGCTATTGCTGTATGCCCACCAATCACAACACCACAACCTATTGCTGGCTTCTTACCTGCTTTAGCATAGGCAAAAGCATATGCATCGTGGTCTATTCCACAACCAACCTGCAACCCGAATACCCTTGATTTATTTCCTACCATATACTCAGAGTATAGTTGAGTGTGTAGATGTCCTTGAACAGTTGACTGCATATCCATTTTTGCTCTACTCCTTGCCGTACCACCTTCTCCGTGTACATACCTTACACCATCAATTTCTGTTTCTACTTTAAATTCCCAACCAGGTACTTCAAGAACATCGTTGTAGTCTTTAATCCATTTTTTAGGAACTCCCCCAGTCTGAGCCTTCCTCATTACCATCCTCGTGTGGTTACCTATTATCACTTCGACATTAGGGAACTGCTTGTAGTATCTACTTAATCTTTTAATAGCAAAGTCTAACTCCTCTCCTCCACTCATACCGTCTACATCTGTTTCGTGATAGCTACTGTAGTGATTGTCAATCTCATCTCCAATGTGGATAACCCTATTGCAGTTGTAGTTGTTGTAAGTGTCCACTAAGAAATCTAAGTAGGTATTCAAGTCGAATGGACAGTGAGTGTCACCAATTACTAAAACTCTTGACTCACTCTTAGTTAGGTTATTAAACGCTTTTAGCTTTTTGCCTCGCAGCCGAGGCCTAAAATCATTCTTCATAATATTTAATTTAATTTGTTTCTAATTCTTTTAGTGCGTCTTGGTATGCTTTAGATGCTTCTATTTCGCAGTAAAAATACCCGAGATGTTTACATTTGCCCTCTATTTGAATATTTGCTTGCCATTTTTTTATTGCTTTTTTCCAAGAAACTCCAACAAATTTAGAAGAACCACCTGTTTTATCTTTAGATGTATTCTTTCTTTGAGAAACTAATTGCATATTAGACAGTCTATTGTTTAGTCTGTCGTTGTTTATATGGTCTACTACTATTTTACTTCCATTAGGCTTGTGGTTTAGAAAAGCAATTGCTACGAGTTGATGTACTTCTTGAGTCTTTTGAATATTATTTTTCCAAAAGTTAATCCTCTTATATCCATATGTGCTTAAAAATTGCTTCATTATCTTTTCCTTGCCAAACTTTAAACTTTTAACTCTACCTAAATCACTTACTTGATAGTCACCTTCATATCCTTTTACGTCTCTCCAAATTTCTTTCATTTTTCTAATCTTTATTTTTTCAACCTGTCGAGTTCAAAATTCAAGTGGTTAATTGCTTTTTTAATATCAGCCACCCTACTATCTATAGCAGAATTGTTAACATAAATCTTTTTACCAGCTCTCATCAAGTACGTTAGTGCCGTACCTATATTATAGTTGTCGCCTTGAAACGCAGCCACTACTTTAGATGCTTCAATGCCGTTGGATAGGTAATACGTTGGTATCTTACCAAAGTCTTCCTCTACAAAGGGTGGCTTTAATTCCACCTTGTCTAAGTCTAATTGGTCTTTCCAATCTCTCATTTTAAATGGTTTTATTTTGGGGATTTCCACAAATATAATCACAAATTCTTAATATTCCCATTCTTAATTAATAAATCTGCATAATCTTTATCAACAAAGAACTTCTTTTGCTCTGAAGATATTTCCTTAAACCCCCAGCACTCTTTACTATCCTTTATTCCCATCGTAATAATTTCGTAACGAAACCCTCGTTTAAAATTATCAATTGCGTGATTACATCCAACGACTGACCCTATGCAGATGCTATGTATTTTAATGTCACTCATATTTTCCTTTTGTTGTTTAGTAATAATTCGAGTATGTTACCTAAAACAAATATCTTTCTCGAAATTCTACTACGATTAAATGTTTGATTTAAGTTTTTCGTTTTCTAACTCCATATCCCTATACCTCCTGGCTTGTTCAAATAGCTGCAAATTTAAGCTATCAATCAACTCAGCCTGTAGGTTGTTTATTTTATGAACGTGAATCGTAGAGTATATGTATTCTTTAATATCTAATAATTTAAAGGCTTTAGCTTTGTCTAATTTAACAGCCTTTACAAACATAGCATCTAAGATTAAAGTATGCTCTGCGGCTATTATTTTAAGCAAATCAATATTCTTTTTCAAACTTGCTTCGTACCACAACTTCTCAATCTCTTTATCTGTTAGTGCAAAGGATTCTTTTCTATCCAACGCTTTTTGTATTTGTTCGTCTGTTAGTATCATAATTAAAATGGGTCTTGGTTACTATCAAAATCATTGTTTGGTAGTAATGGTTGAAATTGTAGGTCGGGTCGTATAATATTATTCACTATATTAATACCATCGCTTACAAACCCAAGCCCCTTGTTGTATTCAAAAATAATTGGGTCATCAATTGCATTAGGCTCTCCACCAGTCTCTGTATCCTTCACCTTTCTGATGTACACTTGAGTATTAAACTTCATTAGTGGATGCCCAATTAATCTGTGAATCGTTATAAAGTTATCAGGTCTGTTAGCGAATGGT